AGATTGCTTGCATGATTGTGGAAGGTTTATCTGAGCATGACATCTCGAAGTTTGGGGTGTTGAACACAGATGAGGGTCGTCTGTGTTATGCGGCGGCGTTGGAAAATCCGAAGTATTGGTCACAAATCGGTTTGGAAGTTGAGGCAGGTTGGTGTTGTTCTGGTCTTCCGCAAGGGCTTCGTGAGTATTTGGGGTTGACATGACATGCGATTGTGGTTGCGGTAAATCGCCGTTGTCCAAGGGGGAGCAGACAGTTTTGAAGCACCTTAGAGATGGGGTGTTGTGGGATTTGCCTGACGCTTTGTGGGCACAGGTTGTGTCAGAGGTGGAGAAGGCTGGTTCTATTACGAAAGTTCAGGGTTCAGCGCAAGTCATTTTGTACGATGCGATTACCAAGCAGGCTGGAGGGTTTGGTGGGGACCGTTCGGCGGCTGGTCGCTATGCCGCCGAGCAGAGATGGAAAGGTCATGTCAAGGCGGTACCGCAAGCAGGTGAAGCAAGAAGAGCAAAGGAAATGCCATTGCCACAGGGCGAAAGCGAAAAGTTGGGTACGCCTGTCCGCTGGGACCCTAAATCACGAAGGCAAATCGTAAAGGTGTCAACGGTGGAAGAAGCGTATGAAGAGATTGCCAAAGGAAATATCGTCGAGATGGCAACCGCTCAAGAAGCCGTCACCATTGTCGAGAAGATGGCGGATTACCTAAAAGAGGTTGAGGAGAAGACTGGGGAAAAGCCGAAGAATCTGAACTTTTGTCAAATCTCGGTTCCTGGGACGAACTTGTTTTGTGGTTCGTCGGTGGCGACGGACAAGTATCCAGATGGTGTACCTCGTGTCGAGATGCCTCAGTTGTCTGGTATCCCTAAGGAAGGTAGCAAGGCAGACAAGTTGGCTCGCATCGACGATGAAGGAAATGTTGATGTCGGTAAGGCGTTCGTCGACAAGTTAGCGAAAGAGGGAGTCGAGACCAAGGAGGCTGAGGTTCCTGCCAGTTGGTTGAAGGCGTCGCAGAGCGAGTTGAAAGGCAAGACGGTGTCGTTTTTCCTCACGGAGAAAGGCAAGAAGATTCTTGATGACGATAAGGCTGTCATCTATGTGTCCCGTGACGGCTATGTCATCGACGGTCACCATCGCTGGGCGGGCAAAGTATTTCAAGACTTGAAGGACGGCAAGACTGGCGATGTAAAGATGAGGGTGAGAGTCATCGACATGCCCATCATGGAAGTGTTGGATGCCGCCCTTGACCATTCGGATGACATGGGCATCAAGTCGAAGAAGGGCTGAACTGGGGTTATGAGTTTTTTGGATGAGAGGATGTTGTAATGCGATTGGCTGACCAAATGTTGCTTGCCCAGATTCGGGAAGCGTTGCTCGGGCACATCCCTGAACAGCAGTGGGCGCTCGTCGAGCAGGAGGTCGAGAAGGCTGGCGGCGTCGACAAGGTGGGCGGCTACACGGGTGTGCTGTTGCGGGATGCGATTGAGAAGGCGAAGAAGAACAAGGTCGAGACCGTGATGAGCGAGTTCAAGGCTGGGAAACTCAAGTCGTCGTCTGGCAAGAAGGTGAAGTCCCGTAAGCAGGCAATCGCCATCGCTTTGAGCGAACAGCGACGGGTGAAGAAAGAGATGCTCGAGAAGGCGTCTTTCGGTGGTGACCGCTCAGCGGCAGGTCGTTATGCGGCGGAGCAACGCTGGAAGGGGCATGCGAAGAGCGACAAGCCAGTTGGCTACACGGATGGTCGGGTCGGTCGGGTCGGTGCTATGGGCAACTTCAAGAACAAGGCGTTGTATCAACTGGCTGGAGAAATCGAAGAGGCATATCGGCGCCAAGGCAAGAAGGTGCCTGCGGCATTGAAGCCTTATCTCGAGGCTATGTATTCGCTCGACAGGATTGACTCAAACTATGGAATGGATAGCGGGCAGATGATTGTTGGCTACTTCCTCAGCAACCTGACGGGGCTAAAGAACGAAGGTGGCGTCAAGGAAATCAAAGACGAGTTGAAGCGCCGCATCAAGGAAGGCGAGAGCCGTGACGAACAGACCGTTCAGTCCGACAAGCCGAGCGGAGAAGAAAGAGACGCCAAAAAAATCAAGATGATGTCGGAGGGTGCCGCCTCGCAACCGAAACCAGAGAAGGTTGCCGAGAGGAAGGCACAAATGTCAAGAGATGAGCAGGGCGTCGTCAACTGGAAAGGAATGACACGGGAACGCATACAGGAGGCTTTGGAAGGTTCGCTCGAAGAACTCAGGGCTGTCCAAACTGGCGAGTTATCCCCTATGCGGTGGGGCAGAATCAGGAGCAAGAAACTTGCGCTCACGGAAATCGTGGACATGATTTCTGATACACGGTCCATGTTGCAGGCAATGGACGAGTTTGAGGATGAGACTTTGCCGGGGTATTTCGCTTCCTGAGCGAAACCCCAAAATCGTCACAACTTATTTTTTGTAAAAGTTTTGGTGGCGTGGTTGTTGGGCGGCAAATCGGCGTGGACCCGTTTTCGACCGTTTTTGGGCTGGGGCGTAAGTGGGGTGCGCTAGAATGTAGTCGTGAGAGAGAAAGGAGAGCAATGACACACAGCAAGGGTGACATCGTCTATTGGGCGAAGGAGCCGAAGGGGCGGTTCGTGTTCATCGGGGTGAACAGGGACGGTTCGTTCCACATCTACGGCGGCGAGGCTGGTTACGCCAGCGGGCGTGATGCAATCGCTGAGCATGTATCGACGATGCCGTTCGAGGGCACGGACCAACTTGCCTACTTCTCGAGGCAGGAGACGAACTTCGCCGTCGAGGTAACGGTGGCTGAGTTGGCGGAGAGGTTCAATCTCCCTACTTCGACGGTTGGTAAGTTCGTCAGGGAGAACCCGCACTTGTTCAGGAAGATTGGACATGGTCGATACGAGGTCCGTGGTCATGCTGATGAGCAGAGAGCGGTTGTTGAGAGGCAGGATGCGAAAGTGAAGCGGGAAAAAAAGAAGGTAAAGAAGATTCGGGCGGCATAGCCCGCTAGTCTCTGCCGTCATGGACGGCGTGATGTTTTTTTGGGTTGGGGCTTTGGTTCCGATTTTTCTGTTACTGGTTATTGTGATGTCGGTGTTGTGGCGTCGTGAACGCAATGAGCGGCGGTTTGCTCAGGCGATGATGATTGCGGAGTCGTTTGAGCAACAACAGGGCGTTGATTTGGCGGCGTTGACGAGCATGGCGGCATACAAGAAGTTGTTGGAGCAAGCAGTGTTGGAAAGATGCGAAGCAATAGAAGTAGCAGAGGACGACAAAGTTTTTTTGGTGAGCGAGTTGGTAGAGATTGCTGAGGCTTACGGAAACGGTTTGGTAAAACGCTCAAAAGGTGGAACCTACTAAACCGAAGTTGATGGAATCGTTGATGCGATTACTGATGTACGCTCGCACCAGTCCAGATTCAGGGGTCTCAACTTGACGAAGAAACAACGCAAGATGGTGGCTCTGAAAGTTCTTGAGACGAGCGGTGTAGACCACCCCGCCCATCTCGAGGAGGGCTGGATTGTAATGAAGAACGCAGGAACCACGGAGGCAAAAGTGGAAAACACCGAGGCAACACCAGCAGAGCCGCAGATTGACAGCGCTCTTGAAGAGGCGTACATCGACCGCATTGTCGAACTCGAGAAGGCTCTCGCCGCCTCGGAAGAGAAGGTTGCCGAGATGACCAAGGCTTACGCCAAGAAGGAAGAAGAGATGGAGGAGGAAGAGGAAGAGGAGATGGACGAAGAGGAAACCATGAAGGCTCTCGTCAAGTCCCTCCCCGAACCTGTCCGTGAAATGCTCAAGAAGGCGGAAGATGCCGCCTCGAAGGCACAGGAAGAACTCCGCAAGGAGCGTGAAGCCCGCCGTGACGAAGAGTTCGTCGAAAAGGCGGCTGGCTGGTCGCACCTCACCCTCGATGCCAAGAACTTCGGACCCGCATTGCGCCGTCTGACCGACATCGACAGCAACCTCGCCGAACAGGTCGAGAAGGCTCTGGAAGCGGCAAACGCCCAGTCCGAGAGCGCCTCAATCTTCGACGAAATCGGTCGTGGCTCACGCCCCGACGAGAGCAACGCCTATGCCAAGGTGCAGGCGCTTGCCAAAGCCGCTAAGGAAGCGGGAGAGTTCGCAACCGTCGAGCAGGCAGTTGCGGGCATCATCCAGAAGAACCCAGACCTCTATGCGGCTTACCGCAACGAGAAATAACAAGGAGCAATCAACATGGCATACGAAATCGCTGGTTATGCGGTCAGAATCACACTGCCCGCTGGTGCGGACCTCTCGACGAAGCAGTATTTCTTCGTCAAGGTGAACACCTCAGGTCAGGCAGTTCTCTGCGCCGCCGCAACGGACCGCCCCATCGGCGTCCTCCAGAACACCCCAGAGTCGGGTGAAGAAGCGTCGGTACTCGTCGTCGGCGGCACCAAGGTCGTCGCCTCGGCGTCGATTGACGAAGGCTCCCTCATCGGCACCGCCTCAACTGGCAAGGCTGATGCGAAGACCCCAGGCACGGACACGACCGAGTATGCGGTTGGAACCGTCATCCTCGCCGCTGGTGCAGACAACGAAATCCTCACGGCAGTAATCAACTGCGCCGCACCAGCCCGAGCCGCCTAACCCGAATCTCAATACCAAGGAGCAATCATGCCACAGCCAACATCAAGCCAAGTCCATGTTGATGCGATTCTGACCAACATCAGCGTCGCCTACATGCAACAGCAGGCGAACTTCATCGCCAGCCGTGTGTTCCCCATTGTCCCTGTGTCGAAGCAGTCGGACAAGTTCTTCACCTACACGAAGAACGACTGGTTCCGTGACGAAGCACAGCGTCGTGCCGATGCGACCGAGTCCGCTGGTGGCGGCTACGGGTTGTCGACCGACACCTATCAGGCAGATGTCTTCGCCTTCCACAAGGACATTGGCGACCAGACCCGTGCGAACGCTGACGCCCCGATTCAGGTGGACCGTGAAGCGGCAGAGTTCGTGACGAGCCGCCTGATGCTGAAGATGGAAACCCAGTTCGTGTCCTCGTTCTTCACGAGCGGCATCTGGGGCACCGACAGCACCCCGAGCAACCTCTGGAGCGACTACACGACCTCTGACCCGCTCGGCGATGTCGAGACGGCGAAGCGAGCCATCCTGTCGACCACTGGTTTCGAGCCGAACACTCTCGTGCTTGGCTACGATGTCTTCAAGACGCTCAAGAACCACCCAGACTTGGTGGACCGCATCAAATACACCTCCTCGCAGGTCATCACTGAGGGTCTCATGGCGAGCCTCTTCGATGTGCCCCGTGTGATGGTGGCGAAGGCTGTCAAGGCGACGAACAACGAAGGTGGCACCGCCGCTTACGACTTCACGCATGGCAAGAACGCCCTGCTCTGCTACTCGGCTCCCTCGGCGGGACTGCTCCAGCCTTCGGCTGGCTATGTCATGTCGTGGACTGGCGTTTCGCAGGGTCTCGGGCAGACGATTGGCACGAGCCGCATCCGCATGGAGCAGTTCAAGGCTGACCGCATCGAGGCTGAAGTTGCCTTCGACATGAAGGTCATCGGCTCAGACCTCGGCTACTTCTTCTCCGCAGTCGTTTCCTGATAAGGGGGATTCATGTCTGACAATCTCATCACAAAGGGTGGCGCCGTTGCTGGCAAGTTGACGGCGGTTACCGATGTGGAGGCAAAGGATGACCTCATTGCTGGGGACGATTTGACAGTTGCGGATGATGCCGCTATCACTGGCGATTTGACGGCGGGAACACTCGCTGTTGGTGCTGGAACGGTCATCAAGAAGATTTCTTCTTCCACTGCTTCGGTCGATTTCCCAAGCATTAGCGCCGCCTCTACTGGTTCGGCAACTTTCACGCTCACTGGTGCCGCTTCTGGCGACACAGTGTTCTTGAATCCGCCTGCTTTGACAACTGGTTTGGTGTTTGCTGGTGCTTCTGTGACTGGCACTGACACGGTGACGGTGTATGCGGTCAATGCGACTGCTTCGCCTATCAACGAAGCGGCGGCTACTTTCCGCTATACATGGTTTGACCTAACCTGACCTTCGGTTCGAGTGACCGTAGTGTCCTAACAACGGAGGAATAATGGCTTACAGAGTGAACAAACCCATCCCGAAAGGTGATGGCACATTTATTGCCAGCGGGACGCTGGTTGATGGCAAGCAGTGGAGAAATCTGCGGAGTTTGATTGCTGGAAGGTATTTGGTCGAGGTTCTCGATGCGATTCCTTCTGCTCCTGCTCCTGCTCCTGCGCCCGTGGTCGAGAAGGTTGTCGAGGCTTCCGCCGTCGAGGAGGAAAAACCCCGCTCGAGTCGTAAGGCTCGTAAGCGTGTCGATGACGCCGAGTAAGCCGTGACTTGGTCTTATTCAGGTAATCCTTCCAACTCGGCGAACGATAAAGTTCGTTTTCTTTGCGGTGATACTGACACAAACAATCAACAGGTCTCTAACGAAGAGATTGCTTTTTTGTTGACGGAGTGGAACTCGAACGCTTACTTGGCGGCGGCTTTTGCTTGTGATGCTATTAGCGGGAAGTATTCGGCGAAGGCTGACCTGTCGAGGTCGGTTGGCGACTTGTCGATTTCGAGCCAGTACGGTTCGCAGGCTCGTACTTTCATGGAGCGAGCGGCGTCGTTGAGGGCGTTGGCGAGCAGGGCTTTGCCGCCTTCGGTGAACTTCGATACGACGACTTTCGACGGGACTTTTGATTTCTATGTAGGGATGGACGAGAACATGGGTTCGTCGACTACTTCGCCGCCCACTAATCGGATTGCGGGATGATTCGTGACCATCGAAGCCGCTTTCTTGGAGATGATGCCGTCGACCGTGACGGTGTATGCCAAGACCGCCACTGACGCCTACGGCAAGTTCAGTTTCTCGGGTACGGGGACGGCTGTGCGATGCCGTATCCAGCCTTCGGACAATGTGGTTACTACGGCGGACAACCGCAATGTGGTTGCTCGAGGGACCATCATCTTTTACGGCACCCCGACGATTACGACTGACTCGAAAATCGTTTTGCCTGACAACACGATTCCGTTGATTCTGACTGTGCAGGTCCACAACGATGACACTGGTACCCATCACACTACGGTGACTTACGCATGAACAAGAAGTTGATGCACATAGAGGTTACGGGGTTGCGGGACATCGCCAGCCTGATTGCGGCGGGTCAAAAGAATGTCATCGACGCCACGAAGGAGGCGTTGTACGCCGAGGCGAATGTCATCCTCGCCGAATCGAAGAGGCAGGTCCCGTTTCGTTTGGGCGTGTTGTCTGGTTCGGGCATGGTTCACGACCCGTTCGTCGTCGGCAAGAAAGTTGGCGTCGAGATTTCCTACGGTGGCGGAGCCGTGGATTATGCTTGGGTTCAGCACGAGAACTTAGAGTTTCGTCACGCCCCCGGTCGCAAGGCGAAGTACCTCGAAGACCCCGTCGCCGATGCGAAGGACCGTTTAGGTGTTCGGATACGGCAACTCGTCATGGTCGTGTTGCGGCGCAAGGGCGTCGTGCCAGAGTTTCTCCAAAGTGACTACATGGAGAACGAGGACGAGTAATGGCAATCCTCGACGCCTTGGGCACCTACCTTCAGACGCAAGGGCAGGGGACGCTCGCCACGGACATCTTCCTCGCCCGCATGCCAGCGTCCCCTGACGCCTGTGTCACCCTGTACGAGAACGCTGGCGTGGGTCCAGACCACACCTTCGGGGTCGGGGTCAAAGCCGTCGACCATCAGCGCATCAGGGTGTATTGCAGGGCGGCAAGGAACGACTATCCAGCCGCCAGAACGAAGGCGGAGAATGTTCGGGCGGTGCTTGGTGCGATTAGGAACACGACCCTGTCGGGTATCAGCATCCTGTGTGTGTTGTCGACCTCGGAGTTGTACCCGCTTACTCGAGATGACGACGACAGGGTGCTGGTCGGATGCGATTTTACGGTGTGGCTGTGACCGAGAAACAGGCTGACCCTTACGGTCGTGGCTCGAAGGCTGACGATGCGCCCCGCTGTTGGCGGTGCAAAAAGATGTTGGCGGTATCGGTAACTCGCCCTTGGACCATTATTTGTCCACGCTGTAAGGCTCGCAACGCCGCATAACCCCACTGTCAAAAAGGTGCTTGGCAAAGGCTTCTTGTTTCATTAGGATTACAGGTGACTCAAAAGGAGGGGTCATGGACAAGTTTATAGATATTGGTAAGGTGCTTTTCGGCTTCGTGCTGGTGTTCCTGCCAGTGTGGATTGTTCTCGCTTATGACTGGTTTGCAAGTTTTTGGAATAAAGGCGGTCGTGGTGAGTGATTGGGTGGTTATTATCATTCTTTACGGTTTGACGGCGTTAGTGCTGTTCGGTGGCTCTCGATGAGGAGTCTGGTTCGTGTTTTGACCTTGGTTGTTGTATCTTTGGCGGCTGGCATGCTGTTGAACTGGGTGGTTTTTCCGCCCACGCCAACCACCGCACCGAGCATCACCACGGTAAAGCCAGTGGTTACGACAATCGCCACCACCAGCACGACCACCACTACTACGACAACTGTGGCTGAACTGGTTGACTACAGCGGTTGGCGATGCCCAAAGTACGAACAACTGTTTGCCGAATACGGTCTTGTACCTGTCGAGACTTTCTCATATATCGCTTACAGGGAATCAAGATGCCGACCGAAAGCGGTCAATGCTCGTTGGGATGAAGCGGGCAACATCGTTTGGACATTGAATAAAAACGGGTCCTACGACAGCGGCTTATTACAAATCAACTCAACATGGAAAACCGTTACCAAAAACATTTGTGGTGGCGGAATCGAAATGCTGAAAGAACTGGACTGCAATCTTCGTGTTGCAAAATATCTGCTGGACAACGGCGGACTTTCTCATTGGGGAGTCAAAGACTAGACCCCACTTGTAGCGCTATCGCTCATTGGTGGTTGTAAAGTCGGCATGTCATCGTGTCCTCGTGACCTCGGCATCGCCCATCGTGCCCTCGTGGTCGGGTGAGAGTCGGGGATGCGAACACGCCCATACGACTCAGGAGCGATATGCCGAAATATAAGGTTCTTCAAGGAATCGACTACCCGCCCAATAAGCGAGCGGAAGTTGGCGCCATCGTCGAAGACCTCCCGCCGCAGTCCATCAAATGGTTGCGTGAGCAGGGCATCATCGAGCCGCTCGACCCAAAGACCAAGGACCCTGAGGTTCAACCAAAACCAGAACCAGTGGTGGTCGATGCGATTGAAAAGGAAGATAAGTAATGGCTTTTATCCACGGCAAAGACGCCGCTGTCATTCACGGCGCATACCCTCTGACTTCGTTTCTCAATGACGGTTCCGTCTCCCAAGATGTAGAGACCGCCGAAACCACGGCGTTCGGCGCCGCTGGCGGAGCAAAGACCTATATCACTGGATTGCGGGACGCCACCCTCTCCGCTTCAGGCATGTTCGACGGCGACGCTTCAGCGGTCGATGTGGTCCTCAGCGGCTCCATCGGTTCAGACACCCTTTCCCCAGTGCTGTTCGCACAAAGCGGTATTGCGGCAGGTAGTCGTTGCTACATCCTGCAAGGTAAGACGACCTCCTACGAAGTTTCAGCGCCAGTTGGCGATGTTGTGTCAGTTTCTTACGACGCTCAGGCTGATGGTGGCGCTGACGATGCGATTCTCCTGACCGCACTGGCGGCAGTCACCGCCACGGGCAACGGCTCATCGCAAGACAACAGCGCCTCGACTAGCAACGGCGGCATCGCACAGTTGCATGTCACCGCCAACACGATGAACAACAGCACCGTTTTCAAGGTCCAGCACTCGGCTGACAACAGCACTTGGGCTGACCTTGCCACATTCACGACTGTAGCAACCACGGTCAAAACTTCGGAACGAGTCACCGTCGCAAGCGGAACGACCGTCAACCGATACCTGCGAGCCAACTACACGGCAAGCGGTACAGGCTCAATCACCTTCACAATGGCGTTTGCAAGGCGCTAAGGAGAATAAAACATCATGGCTTTCGTACATGGAAAATCAGCAGTTTTCAAGTTGGACGATTCGGGCGGCACCCTGCGTGACCTCTCCGCATATCTCGACGACCTCGGTTTCCCACGGGACATCGAAACCGCAGAGACCACGACCTTCGGAGTCGCAGGGTCGGCAAAGACCTACATCGTCGGACTGTCGGATGCGACCATCAGCATCTCGGGCAAGTTCGATGCAACGGCTGACGGATACCTCGCTGGTGTCCTCGGTCAGTCGGCTACGCTTTCGTTCGAGTACGGTCCTGCTGGTAGCACTGGCGGTCTCGTAAAGTATTCTGGCGAGTGCATTATGACTTCCTACGAAGTTTCGGCTTCGGTGGGCGATGTCGTGACCGCATCGGCAGATTTCCAAGTCACGGGACAAATCACCCGAGGCACTTGGTAAAACAAAAACCAACAACAACATAGGAGAATATCGTGTCCCTTCGTGACCGCATTATTGCAGTAGACGACACCCAGCGAGAACTTGTCAAGATTGACGAGTGGGGTGTTGATGTCGAAGTCCGTGGAATGTCTGGTGCCGCTCGGGCAACCATCAGTCAGGATGCCGCAAACAACAACGGGTCAATCGACTTCAGGAAGATGATGCCTGAAATCGTTGTCCAGTGTGTGTTCGACCCTGAGAGCGGCGAACAAGTGTTCGATGCTTCAGACAAAGACATCGTCATGGGCAAGTCGGGAGCCGCCCTAGACAAAATCGTGGCAGTCGCAATGCGATTGTCAGGGTTTGGAGAGAAGGCGGTCGATGAGGCGGGAAAAGGCTCTTAGTCAATACCGAGCGCAGGTTCTTGTTCGACCTTGCGGAGAAACTCGGTCGGACTGTCCAAGAACTTTTGTACGGCGGGGGTGGGCATACGCCCATCACCTCGGCGGAAATCGTCGAATGGGCGGCGTACTACAGGCTGAAGGCGCACGACGCCGAGAAAGCCTCCAAGCGCAGGAGGTGATGTCTTCACATGGCTGACGAAGACATTGAGGTAAGAGCGAGGCTAATCGCCGACGCCGATGCGTTCATCGACCCGATGCAGGCGGCGACCCAGTCGCTCAAACATTTCCAAGCGGCACTTGCACCCAACACGAAGTTGCTGACAGCCCTCGGCGTTGCCGCTGGAGCGGGCGGCTATGCGTTGCTTCGCTACGGCAAGGAGGCGTTCTCGGTAGCCGCCAAGGTCGCAGAGTTGAATGTCGCCATCGGTGCGGTCGGTAAGTCGACTGGTATCGGCGCCAAGAAGATTAGCGACGCCGCCAAGGCAATCCGCAAGAACGGCATCGAAATGGATGCCGCCCAGAACATCGCCCTGAAGTTCGCCCAGAACAACCTTGACCTGTCGAAGGCGGCGGGCGTCGCCCGTGTCGCACAGGACCTCGCCGTCATCAGCCAGAAGAACTCGACCGACACCGCCGAACTCCTCACCCGTGCCATCCAAACGGGTTCGTCAATCCTGTTGAAGTCGGCTGGTATCTCCCGCTACGCCTCGGAAGGGTACGCCAAGTACGCAAAGACGCTCGGCAAGAACTCGACGCAGTTGACCGCCACCGAGCGGCAACAGGCGACAATCAACCTCATCATGGAGGAAGGCGCCAGAGTCGCAGGACTGTACGAGGCGGCGATGACTGAACCCGGCAAGGTGCTTCGCTCGTTCAAGCGTCTCCAAAACGACATCAAACTCGAGATGGGCAATGCGTTGCTCAAGGGTTTCGGACCGATGATAAAAGCCATCTACGACATGACGAGTTCCTTCTCTAAGAGCGTCCGTGAGGGTGGGGCGTTCGCCAAGATTATCGAGGGTCTCGGCGTCGCCATCAAAGAGTTGTTGCAACCGATGACCGACCTGTTCTCGAGAACACACCTGTTCTTCAAGGACTTGGATTTGGGGCAACAATCAGTCCGTGGTATCGCCGACCAGTTCAAGAAGTTCATCCCCATCGTCACCGCTGTCGGCGGCGCTTTGGCGGCGATGGCGGGCAGAAAACTGTTGGGCGGTTTGCCGCTTATCGGAGGTCTAGCCAAGTCTCTCAACCCGTTCCTCACTGGCATCATGTTGCTGTCCGCCCTTTCGCCGAAACTGCGGGACGCCTTGATGCGAATAGGGGAGTCGTTGAAACCGATGATTCCAGCGGTACTGGCGTTAGCGGCGGCGTTCGCAGACTTCCTCGCTCGCATCGCCGAAACGACCGCCGAGTTCCTCACCGCCTTCGGACCAGCAATCACCACCGTTCTCGGCGGACTGGGCGACACGCTGAAGGTCGTCGCTGGCGCCTTCGCCGCCCTGAAGCCGCTCGTGACCATCATCGGTTTGGTGTTGCTCAAGGGCATGATTGTCAACCTCATCACATCGACGAAGGCGTGGGGGCATCTCACCAAGGGGCTTGCGGCGGCACGGTTGGCGTTCAGGACCATCATCGCCGAACAGAAGGCGTACAGTCTCACCGCCGCACAGGGTTCGGCGTCCATCTCAACGATGAGGGCGGCGCTGTTCGCACTTAGGGCGTCTCTTACGGCGGTGAAGGCGGCAGTCGTGAGCCTGATGGCGAGCATGTTGCCGCTCATCGCCGTGTTCGCCGCCGTCGAAATCTTCATGGCTTGGCGTAAGGAACAGCAGGCGACCGAGGAAAAGACGCAGGCGTTGACACAGGCAGTCAAAGACCAGTTGTATGCGATGAAGGGGAACGCCACAGAAATAGGCAAGTTCGTCAACGAACAGAAGGACCTTGCCACGGCTCTCAGTAGCGGTAGCGAGGAGGCGGACAAGTTCGGGCAGTCGCTCCAACTCATGGGCACCGACGCAGAAACGGTGCTTACGGCGTTCGGAGAAGGCAAGGACGCCATCACCAATCTGAACAGGGAGTTGACCGCCGCCTCTGGCATCAAGTTCACCGACGACCAGTTCGCAGGTCTTCTCACCATCGTCGAGAACCGTGGCGGATGGATGAACAACGACTGGTTGACCGAGTCGTTCAGCAACCTCACCGACCAGCAAAAAGAGTTCGTCAACAACCTCAAACAACTCAACGACATCGCCAAATCGACCGACCCAGCGGACTATGTGCTGACCAACATCGAATACCTCGCTGGAATCGACAAGTTGGGCAAAAAGGCTTACGACTATGCGATGGTCGAAGTGTTCAAGAATGAGGCAGTCGAGGGAAGCATCGACACCTACCAAGAAGCCATTATCCTGCAAGGGCTGTTTGCCAAGAAATACAACATCCTGAACGCCGCCGCCATCGCCCAAAAAGCGGCACAAGACAAAGTCAAGGAGAGCCTGAAGGAAACCACACCTCCGACTATCCAACTGATAAACGCCCTCAACGGTCTGAAGGATGCGAGCGACGACAACAAGGTTTCCGCCGAAGCGTTTGCAAAGCAGTTGTACGGCGACAAGGACGCAACAAACCAGTTCGCCCAAGCGGTCCTCGCCATCCGTCAGCAGACGGGCGAATGGTCGGACACGCTGAAGAACACCAAGGGCAACATCGACCTGTTCACCAAGTCTGGGTACGACTTCTACAACCAAATCAAGGAGAACTCGGCGAAAATCCTCGAGTTGAACGGCAACACTGGCGATGTCGTCAACTACCAGAAGTCGGCAATCGAACAGTTCTACAAGGCTGGCGAAGCCGCTGGATACACCACGGAACAGATTGACGGGCTACTCAGCGTCACGGGGATTTTGGCTGGTCTCGACAAACTGACCGTCAAGGTCGACGCCGACATTGCGGCGTTCACCGCCAAAATCAAGTTGGTCACCGAAGCGCTCGCCTTGCTGATGGGTCAAGGAGACCGTGAGGGTGCCCGCCAAGCACAAAGTGTGATTTATCGCCTACAGGGTTTGGTGAAGGCTTTGGAGGATTCCAAGACCGCCGCCAAGACTGGCGCCAACTCGTTCAGCAAGTTCACCGACACAACGGACGCCGCCAAGAAAGCGGCGGATGCTCTCGAGAAGCAGAAAGAGAAGTTGCGCCGCAAAATCATGGAGGTTGCCGAAAAAGCGCTCGCCAAGGCTCGGCAACGAATGGAGGAATACAAGCAGGCGATGGATGCGATGGCGGACGCCGCCAAAACCGCTGTCTACGGTTCTTATTCGATGACAGATGCTTTGACGAAGGCGGAGGCGGCGGCTCAAGAACACAATGACGCCATGAAACAGGTCAGAGATGAGATGAATGAATATGGCAAGAGTGTTGCTGATTCATTGAAGGAAACGATTTCATTCAACGAAGCATTGTCTGGTTACCAATCGGTAGCAAACGAAATCAAGTCAGCGAATGACAAGGTGGCTGAGGCACAAAGCAAGGTCAACGAAGAGCAGGCGTTGTACCAAGATTTGTTGAGAAAGGCTGAAACGACCACGGGCAGAAAAGCCCGCCGTGAAGCATACGAGGAAGCGGCAAAACAACTTGAAAAGGTAACTGAAGCACAGACTCAGTTGGCTGATGCGACTAGGTCGGCTACTGCGGCGCAACAGTCACAAAAATCTGTGTTGGATAGATTGCGGGAACAATACAAACAGGCGGTGGATTTCTCGACGAAACTGGACGAACTTGTTACTAAGGGTCTGAGCAAAGAAGGCGTGGACCAGTTGTTGGGTATGGGGGCTGAAACTGGGTTGAAGTTTGTTGAAGAGTTGTTGACAGGTGGCGGCAATGCGATTGGTGAAGTCAACACCATCTTCAAGGACCTTGCTGAAATGTCAGATAAACAAGGCAAGAAAATAGCGTCAGGTTTCTTCACCATCGGAAATGATGTTGGAGCCGATTTTATTTCTGCTCTTTCTTTACAAGCACAAAATGCCTCAAACTTTGCGGAACAGGTGAAGCGTCTTATCGCTTTGGGCTTGTCGCCGAACAACATTCGCATGGTATTGGAGGCTGGTGTTGAAACAGGAAGCAAGATTGCCGCCGCCATCGAAAAGGGTGGCGTTGACACCATCACACAGATGAACGAAATGGAGGCGTCGCTCAGGGGGCAAGCCGAAAACCTTGCCACTCTCCTCAATAACACCTTCTACAAGGCTGGCTTTGACCTTGCCACTCAAATCGTTCAGGGCATCGAGGACAAGATTGAGAAGTTGAATGAAACCCTTTCCGACATGACGATTGGGCAGTTGAAAGAATATCTTGGCAAAGTTCAGGGCGAGTTCGATGCGATTACTTCTCGTCTATCTATTGCTCCAGCCGATGTGAGCGGCGCTAATGCTCAAGCAGGCGGTGAAATAGGAGGAGCAAGTGGCGGAACTGCTGGTCGTAGAAGTGACGCCGACCTGAAATCTTTGGGTGGCATGTATTCATCTTTCAAGGATGCAGTAAAAGCCCTTCACCCTCTTGCGGTAGCAAAATACACTTCGGATGGTACAGGGTTGAACGCACAAGAAATGGCGGCTTTGAGGGCGCAGTTCCCTCGTTTAGCGGCGGTTCCTTTCGCTAACGGTGGTTTGGTAAATAAACCTACGCTCGGTTTGATTGGTGAGGCTGGACCAGAAGCCGTTATTCCGCTCAACCGCATGGGACAAATGAGCAATGGGCAGACAACAATCAACTTGACGGTCAATGCTGGAATGGGTGCTGACGGCAAGAGCATTGGCGATGCGATTGTCAATGAACTGAAACGCTGGTCAAGGAAGAACGGCACCATCCCAGTACCAACCGTATGAGTAGGACAATGCCGTGGGGCGGCACCTACAAAGTGACCGCAGAGATTGGATTTATTGCGGGATTCAAGTTAGATGCAACTGACGGTTACGGCACCCTTGATAACCCCCTTGCGGCTCTTTATGCTTCTGGAGTTGGTGTGGATATCACCGAGGATGTCCAAGAAATCACCATCAACAGAGGCAGACAAACACAGTTAGATGACTTTTCGGCGGCTACATGCTCGATTCTGCTGTACGACCAAACACGCAAATACGACCCAGTCAACACGGATTCGCCGTATTACAACACGACTACAAACACATCAGGTGTTACGATTCGGCGAATAGTCAAGGTGTTTTATGGTTCTACTCAAATCTTTGAGGGAAGAATCACCGACATAGATGTGGAGTTTCAGCCAACTTCTACGCCTATCTCGAGGTCAAATGTGACGATTGAGGCGGCGGACGATTTTGTGCTTCTTGCTAATGCTCGTCTTGAGGAATATAACCCAACCGCTCAACTGGGTGGCGCCAGAATCAGTACCTTGCTTGCTCTTCCTGAAATCAACTATACGGAACCAGTCGACCTCGATACTGGAACCGTCACGCTTGATACGGAGACTATTCCAGACCAAACCGTTTTGTTGGACTATTTGCAAGACATTGCCGCCACTGAACAGGGTTATTTGTTTATGAAGGGTGATGGCACTCTAAGGTTCTCAAACCGTTTGGGGACGCTGTTGGTGACTGACCCGTTCTTTTTTGCTGATGACGGCACAGGGGATGCAGATTATGAGACCTTGTCGGTGATGTACGGGCAAGAGCAACTTTACAATCGTGTTGTCTGCACACCCATTGACTCAACAAACCCCGGCATTGCGGATGATGCGACTAGCCAAAGTTCTTATGGTGTGTCGGCGTTGCATCTTTCGGATTTGTTGTGTTCTGATGCCGATGCCCAAATCCTTGCCGATTACCTGTTGCCGCTTTATAAGGACCCTCAATACAAGTTTGATTCTGTGTCATTGAGTTTTGCTGGGTCGAAGGTGTCGACTGCTGTTCAACAAACCATCATGGAACTAGACCTAGGTTCAGTATTGAAGGTAAAGAAATCATTTGCCATAGGCACACCATCAACCCTGACTCAAACACTTTCGATAGAAGGCATCAACCACACCATCACCCCAACAGCACACACAATCCAGTTTCGTACCGCCGTCCGAGACATCGCCTACTACTGGACATTGGATGACCCCGTTTTAGGTCAAATATCCACCGACAATGCAGTAAGTTAGCGAAGACTATGGCTGGAGCAGGTGCTTATCTTTGGGAGGCTGGGGATGTCGTTACGGCGGCAAACCTTCAGCAGTATGTCCAAGACCAAGTGGTCGCCGTCTATGCGAATAGCACGGCTCGAGACGCCGCTTATGGCGGAAGTGGGGAGCCGACGCTCAGCGAGGGCATGCTGTGCTTCCTCAAGGACAGCGACACGCTCCAGTATTATTCAGGCTCGCAATGGGTCAATCTCATCGTGCCAGTCACCTTCAATGCGAAGGGTGATTTGCTCACCGCATCAGCGGACGATACGCCAGCAATCCTGTCGGTGGGGGCAAACGACTATGTTTTGACAGCCGACTCGACCGCACCAAATGGAATAAAGTGGGCGGCAGTCGCCACACCAGCGGCAGGCGCAGATGTTCTTCAGGTTCAGATTTTCAGTTAGGAGATAACAGTGGCAACATACGAAAAGTTGAAGTTGGGTGCGTCAACCAATGGTCGTCCTATCAAGGTAGACCAGACCGCAATCGCAACTGGAACGACCATTCACACAGGTTCTACAACCACAACTACTTACGATGAAATCTGGTTGTATGCGATGAACTCTTCAACAGCCAGCGTCAAACTAACGATTGGTTGGGGAGGAACTTCCGACCCAGATGATTTGATTGAAGTTACAGTTCTTCCAGAGGCAGGTCTTGTTACGGTAGTCCCAGGTCTTGTGCTGAAAGGTGCCGCAACTGCGTTGATTGTGAAAGCGGCGGCGGCTACGGCGAATGTCATCACCATCCACGGTTTCGTGAACCAAATCACGGCGTAACTGATGGCTACTGCTCGCCGTCAACTTGGGTATGTGTCGTCGCTGACGGTACAGACCAATCTTTCAACTTTGGTTGAGATTGAGTATGTGGTCGTCGCTGGTGGCGGCGGCGGTTCAACATTTAGCGGCGGTGGCGGTGCTGGCGGATTCCGCACCAATGTTTCTGGGGCAACAAGCGGCGGCGGTGCTTCTGCCGAACCAACTTTGTATATGCCCAAAGGCACTGCATTTACGGTTACAGTTGGTGCGGGTGGTGCTGGTGGCACATCGGCGCAAGGTTCCAACTCCGTCTTTGGAACAATCCTGAGTATCGGTGGTGGTGCTGGCAGTTATGGCACTGGTGGTTCTGGCGGTGGTGCAGGCGGCTCTGGCGGAACTGGAACTGGTGGCTCTGCTGTTGCTGGTCACGGCTATGCAGGTGGCAACATCACGACTGGAATGGGAAGCGGAAACGAAAGCGGTGCTGGCGGCGGCGGTGCGGGTGCAGTAGGTCAAACTCTCGCTAGCGCATCTAGCGGTACAGGGTCAAACGGTGGCGACGGTCAAAGCACAACTATTACTGGTTCATCAGCGACTTACGCTGGTGGCGGTGCTGGCGGTTCACGATTTGCAACTGGAACGGGCACGGGTGGAACTGGCGGCGGCGGCAATGCTGGTGTCGCAGGCTCGACGAACACGGGTGGCGGTGGTGGTGGGCGTTCAACATCAACGGGTCAGGCTGGTGGAAGTGGAATAGTAATCATTCGTAGCAAGACAGCCGCCGCATCAACGACAGGAAGCCCGACAGTCACAACAGGCATTACTGGTGGTTGGACCGCTTACACTTTTACGAGCAGTGGAAGCATTACTTGGTAGGTATCTAATGGCTCATTTTGCAAAAGTAGAAAACGGTATCGTTCGAGAAGTTATCGTCGTCGGCAACAGTGACGCCCCGACAGAAGCCGCAGGCAAAGCGTTCATCGCAAGCATCGGTCTTGCTGGTGAGTGGGTGCAAACCTCGTACAACAATAATCCTGTTGAGGGTGCGGACCGTGGGAAGTTTGCTGGTATTGGTGATGTGTGGGATGGTTCTAAGTTTGTTGCGCCGACAAGTGAGGTAGCAGAGTGACTCGTTCTTATTTGGGTTATGTTTCATCGCAGACAACGGACACTGTGGCGGTAGGTGCTACGAAGGCTATTGCTATTGACTATCTGCTTGTGTCAGGTGGTGGTGGCGGTGCTGCTGGTGGCGGTGGTGCTGGTGGTGTTCGGACTATCACGAGCGAGTTGTTAGGTGTAGGCACTTATCTTGTTGTCATTGGCGGTGGCGGTGCAGGTCAGCGAGCGAATGTGACGCAAGCCTCAAATGAAACTGCGCTACCACGAGATAGTGGTAATGGTAATCCATCGTTCTTCAAGAACCTGACTGCGACAGGTGGCGGTGGCGGCGGTTCTTTTACCTCAACGAACTCAGGTGGCTATGCGCTCGCTGGTTATGCAGGTGCTTCTGGTGGTGGTGGCAACTTCAACGGTGGCACGGTAAGCGCTGGTGGCGCAGGCAACGCTGGCGGCTATTCGCCAGTTGAAGGTTTCGCAGGCTCGCAAGGCAATGTCGGCGCAGGCGATAAGCACGGCGGCGGTGGTGGAGCAGGTCAGGCTGCTGGCTCAGGTGGGACAGACGGCGCAAATGGCGGTGACGGAATCCAGAACGCCTTTCAGACAGGAAGCAATCAGTACTACGGTGGTGGCGGTGGTGGCGGTTCGCAAGACGGACTCAACAACGGTGCAGGTGGTCAAGGCGGCGGTGCTAATGGAGTAGGCAACACAACAGCCAACGCTGGGACAGCGAACACAGGTGGTGGTGGTGGCGGAAGAACTAATACAGGTAATGGTGGCGCAGGTGGAAGTGGTGTAGTCATCATCAGGTATCTGACAGCAGACCTTGCCGCAGCAGGACTAACAAGCATCACGGGTGGAACAACGAGTTCATACGGTTCTTATTCTGTTCACACTTTTACTTCGACAGGAACTTTGACGGTGGCATAACATGGCGCATTTTGCAAACATCAACGAGTTCAACATTGTTGAACAAGTCATCGTCATCAGTAACGCAGACTGTGGTGGTGGACACTTCCCTGAAAGCGAACCGATAGGTCAAGCGTTTATCGCATCACTCGGTTTGGAAGGCTTGTGGTTGCAAACAAGTTATTCAGGCTCGTTCAGGGGTATCTATGCAGGTACAGGGTGTTGGTACGACTACGACATTGACGAGTTCAAGGTAGTAGATGCTGACGCATAACCTTCTGCCGAAACAGCAGTCTGATTATCTTGCGTCGTGGTTGTTGTCTCCTAACTTTCCGCATTATTACAGCGGCAACATACACAGTGGCAACTTGACTGATAGGTACGACAACGACTTGAATGCAACTGGTTTCAGTCACCGTTTCTACGACAACCTGCAACAGCACAGCGACGGACTTCACCTTGTGATGCCCTACCTGTGGGCGTTGCTTCATCGCAACGGTTTGCGAATGAAAGAGTTATTGCGTGTCCGTTCGTTCATGTCGTTGCAGAACGGCTCTCAACACAACGGATTCCCACACATTGACATTCCGAACTTTGATGGGTACATGACTGCCATCGTTTATGTCGTGGGTGCAGACGGTGACACCATTCTCTACAACGAGACTTTCAACGGTGAACCGATACCAAAGCCAGACACCTTGACTGAGATGTGCCGAATCACGCCTAAGCCGAACAGCGGCATTGTGTTTGACGGACATCGCTATCACACAGGTTTGCTTCCACAGACGAGCAAGGTTCGCCTAGTGTTGAACTACAACTTTACTGTTGATGCGGCTAGTGATGCGTTCGTAGCACCGAATGAAGAATCAGAAGAAACTCCGTAGACTTCGCTGGCTGATTTTTGCACCTGCGGCTATTCTTGCGGTTGGAGCGCCAGTTTCAGCAGAAAATCAAGCAGGTTTGGCTTACACCGTTTGGGATAATCGAACTGGTCAGTTCAACCAATATAACTCAAGTCCTCCACTGCCGCCAACTACTTCAGTTGTAGCAACTGGTATTGCTCCAAAAATCGAGTATCAGTGGGGTGGCGATGCGATTATGGGGACGAGTATTTCTGAAGATGTAGTTATACGGTTTGCTGGTTGGTTGGACCCCCCTGTTGACCAACAGTATTACTTTTGTGTTGAGTCAGATGATGGTGCCCAGTTGTTTTTAGATGATGAGTTGGTTGTAAATGATTGGTATGACCGAGGAGGGGGTTGTGGTCAAACAGCGGATGTGGATTTCTCTAACGGAGAACCGAAACAGATAACTGTTTGGTGGTACGAGAACGGCGGTGGGGCACATGTAACGATGCTTTACTACTCAAATGAGGGTTGGAATGTTGTGCCTGCGGATTGGTTCACTGTTTCTGAACCAGAATCGTCGGTGACTACTACTACTGATGCGACTACAACCACGGAAGTAGTTACCACAACTTCACAAACTTTTCTACCTACAACTGTTTTTCCTTCTTCTACGATGCTGGAAACAACCACCACTGAGGAAACAACAACAACC